CATCGTGAGTTATTCTACTATTAATATCTCTATTAATTGCTTCTAATCCATCCAAATCTTCTTTACTAACGAATGGCATCATTCTCCCAATATAATCGTTTATAAGAGAGTTCTGATAGTTTACATCCGTTATATCTTCAAAATCTAATCTATTATTTCTATTTCCAGTTTTTGATTTAGAAAGAGAATCGGTTCTGATAATTGTAAAATCGTCTACACCATATAGTTGTTTAATTTCTGAAATTACTTTCTTTGTATCGGCAGTATCGGTATTAGATAAACGAACTCTTAAACGAGGATTCTTTGGCATATCGGAAACCTTTGGAACATTACCATTATCAATATCCATTGTGTAATATCCATAATCATTTTGAATATCAATTTCCTCATAACTCATTTTATCCAAATCCCAAACAAGTAATCCATGCTTATCTAAAGTTTCTCCAAAGTTTTGTTGAACCAATGAACCCGCATACGCAATCGTACATCCTTTGGGAGATGTGATAATTTGTCGTTTATGAATATCACCTAATAAAGCTAAGTCATATCCATCAAACATATCTGGTGTAAAATGACGAGATGAAACTACATACCCAATATCTGTTTGAGATGTATCCAATGGTCCGTGAAAAAGAGCAATCTTTTTATTACCAAATAATTTATTTGCAGGAATCCAATTATCTCTTTTATCAAAAATAGAAAATACGGAAAAATCTACTCCACCAATAGAGTAAACCTGAGTATCTCGTAGGTATGTAAAGTTTGGTAAGTTCAATGCTTCCACAATTGGAGTAAGAACATCCAATCTATCGGAGTTATTCATATTACAATCGTGATTACCCGTAATAAGAATAGTTTCACATAGTTTAGAACACTCTGTAAATAACCAACTAATCTCTCTCACTAATTCAGGAGATAATTCTAATTTAGCATGGGCAATATCTCCTGCTAAATAAATGATTGAATCTTCTGTTCCTCTTTTACGAATCTCATCAAACATTTTATTAAATACTTGACGATACTCATTGTGTCTTTTCACATTACGAATATGAACATCGGCAATGTGATAGATTTTCTTTAAACTCATAAACTATTAATTTTTGTTAATAACAACTCCTCTATTCCAAACTCTTTTGTAGAATTTAATTCTTCGTAAAACTTATTATATCCCATATCGGCAGCATCTTTATCTTTTAGATTCATAAACTTAACATTTATTCCTTGCTTCCTAAAATATTCAGATGCTTTCAATGCTTCTGTTTTAGCATCATTATCTAATGAGATAACAATATCACTAACCCCATTCATAAAGATTTTTTCAACTAATGTTTTAGATGGAAACTTACCTAAAAGGGGAATTGCGTTTCTTCTAATTGTAATTGCATCAAATACACCCTCACATAAGATAATAGGTTCATTCCAATTTATTTGTGAATCAAAACAAATTACATTTTTACTGATTGGTGGGTTTTTATATTTCATTTTTTCATCTACATAATAAGAACGAGAAACAAAGTAGTTTAACGAACCATCACAATTGTAAGATGGGATAATTACTCTTCTACTATATAAACCTTCTTTACAATACCCAATACCATACTTTACAATTTGTTTTTCTGTTATACCTCTTTGAATAAGGTAGTTCATTGCTTGTTTGTATTCTGGATTGAATCCTTTTGGTTGTTCTGCTAATGAAATAAACTCCTTTGGTAATGATATGAATATTTTAGCATCACCATCTTCATTTTGTGGGTTATAGTGTGAATCACCATATATCTCCCTAATAACTGCAATAGTTTTTCTATCAACATCTAACTTCTTTAATAAGGATGTGAGTTTCTTACCACCACTATTACACGTCCAACAATGCCAATGTTGTGTTTCGGTATTTACTTGTAATTTTTGTTTGTGATGATGGCAAAATGGACAGTAGAATGCTAATTCATTTCCCCTTAGAACGGAAAAACTCCCTAACACATTAGATAGTGTTGTAGTTATTTTTGTCTTATCTGTATTATTCAGCATGATACAAATATACAACAATTATTTCAAATTTCCAAATTAATTAAACCATTCTTCTGGAATAAATTTATCTGCATACAAAAACCCATTCTTATCACACCAATCTGCGTAAGATGTTTTTGAATTTTTTGAAATTTTGTTTTTGGATGATGTGAATACAAACCTAATATCAAATTCGGGATGTTGTTCTTTTATAAATAGATGTTTCTTTCTATCAGCAGGAACAAACCTACCTTTAGTTTCTATAAAAATACCATTTGGTAATTTAAAATCTGGATTGTATGTATGTTTTGAAGCAGGTACAATGTATGGAATCTTTTCTGATTCATATTGTACGGGAATACCTTTACTATCTATTTGAATTGATATTGATTCTTCCAAGCCTGATTTGAAACCATGCTTCCTTGCCACCCAACCTTTTTTGGTTGGTTTTTTTGATGTAACCTTTTTAGCCATTATTATTTGAAAGTATCAGAATACTTTTTTTCACTAATTGAACCACCTCTACCTGTTTTGAACTTATCAGCAGTTAATATTTGCTCATCTGCTTTTTTTAAATCATCTGTAGTATATGGTGTTTTAGCAGATTCTCCTGCTGCAAATCCAATTTTATCAACACCTAATGCTGATTGCTGTGCTTTGTATAATTCTTCTATTGTTGGCATTTTTGTATTATTTATTTTAATGTTACTATTGGGAATCCAGTTGAATTATCTGGTATTTTAACTCTTATATCTTCTATATTTGGATATTCATCCGTTAAAAATATATGAGAATATTTATTAAAATCTTCTTCTAATATAAATTGAGTTGTTAATTCTTCATTTTCCAATACAAGAATACCAAATAATTTATCGTTAATTAATTGAGTATTACTTTCACTACCTAAAAAGTAATCAAATGCTTTTAATTCTAGTTCCATAGTTTTATTTTATAATAAATATCAATTAAGTATCAAAACGGACAATAAAGTTTACCGGAAGTTCCGGGTCTGATTTTATTGGTTTAGGTAATTTAGCTACTGCAACCAAATCACAATCATCATCATATAAACCAATTGTTGTTATAAATGGTGCAAGGAATGAGCCAGTTGAATCTACAGAACCACTTAAATCATAGTGTTCAAATCCTGCTAATTTATTTCCAACCGAACCACTAAATCTTTTGTCTAAAATATTTCCGTTTTCTAATGTAGTTAATTTTTTAATATATTTTACAGGTTGTTCTGTATATACTCTTTTAGCTTTACCATAATCATCAATAAATGTTGAAAATGAACCACCTACTGATTCTACTGCCGTTGGATTGGTAGATACATTATAATCAGATTCATTTACAATTAAAAGATATTCATGTTCGTAAATAGTTTCAGTTGATTTAAATGTTAAATCCCACGTATTAATTAATCGTATATCAGAATTTCTTGTTATTGCAACTAACCCATGATTATAAAAAACATTACCAATTCTAATACCACTTGCATCTTCAGGTAAAAATGTAAAATTATTTGCAATCATTCTACCAGTTTCTAAATCAAATGTATCAACTAAAGCACTATATTGTGTAGAACCTATAGTTAAATATATTTGTTTTGATTCTACATCAAAAAAATAACTATTTATTGTTGCAGAATAAGTATTTCCAATTATATCTTCAAATAACATAACACCTGTAGCAGATTCGTTTCCGTTATTTATTAAAGAAATTATTATTTCATCTCTTACATCAAATAAATTACCATTACTATCATCAGTAAATGCAGTATTATTTTCATATAAAGTTACCGAACCTTTTTTAATACCTTCACCAACGTATATATTTGGTATCGATATAACTTTTGCAGAACCACTTAAAAACCTTTCTTTTGCATTTAAAGAATCTGTATAATTTTTACTTTTATTTCCAATTCTAACAAACGGATTATCTTCATGTCCATTATAAAATTGAGCTCTTAATTGTCCATAAACAGAATGTTTATTATATGATGAACCACTTAAACTACCGGAAGTTAATACATTTGAATCAGTTGATGTATAATCTCCATTAACTGCTTGTAATACAGTAATTTCTGTAGAGTCATTATCAAATGCCCAGTCTTTGTAAGCTTTGAATGGTCTTACACTAATATCCGATTTTGGTATTCTTTTTAACATATCAGTAATAAATATCTCATAAACTAAAAACCCACCAAAAGGTGGGTCAGTAGTTTATAAATTACTCTAAATTAAAAATCTAATTTAACTTTGATTGCTACTTCTTTATCAAATGATTTCTCAACAGGTTTAGAAGTTTTTGCTACTGCTAATAATTCGTTAGCATCATCGTATAAGCCTACAGTTGTTATATAAACCCTAGGGTCTCTTTCAAATAATGGTTGAACAAATTGACCAACAGAGCCAGTTACGAATGTTGGGTTGTTTGAGAAGTTAAACTCTCTGTTGTTTGCTCTTACAAAGTAGTGAGATGTTGAAACGTTTTCAGTTCTACGAACTTGGAAATCATTACCACTTGCTAAT